ATCTTATCATCATCTGTAATAAGTCCTCCCCTTAGAATGCTTTTTACTGCGTAGATCAGTTCCCTCTGAGTTGCCATTTAATTTAAACTTTTTTACTTGCTTCCTTGCTTTGTTTTTTAATTGAGGGATTTGTGGAAGTTCTATTTGAATATTATCATTTTCATAGAGTTCATCCTCTTCTTCTGGGTCACCCTCTACCCATCCTTTAGTGTTTGGCTTCTTGTTTTTCATGGATATTGACTTGAAAATAACCTTCTAGACCATATTCCTTGTTCCATATGTAAGCCTGTGCTGCACGAAGATGGCTGTAGCCCATCATCTTATGCCAATCATCTGTAGGACAAATGCTAGGTAAGAACCTAGTCTTTACACCACAGTATTCGTTCAGCATCTCCTTATGAAAGTGACCAAGGTGAGCTTCCCTAAACTTTGTTTGGGCAAACATCTCAGGTTGTTCAGTAGCCATTATAAGAGGTAGAGTAGCAGTTTTTTCTTTGTCCCCGTGCGTGAACATTAACATATTTACTCCATACTGATAATACTTTCTGTAATCTCCTGAGTTATTTACTTTGACATTATTATTAGAACGGAAAAATGCTCCAAGCACTTCTCCTATATAAAACATACGTTCCATGTCATGGTTACCAGGGACTATCATTACATCTACTGGATACTTGTCACTAAGTACTTTAACTACTGCAGCAATAGTAGTCCAGTAATGTCTGAAAGATTCCTGCCAATCTACAGAATCTTCTTGTGGTGTTCCACCTGTAGTGGTCTTCCTCTTACCCTCTGAGTTTAACCCATCATTCCCAATGGGTAAGAGTATCTTATCCACTCCAAACTTTTCAGCTTTTTCAAGTAGAACAAAGACTGTATTTATAAAGTTTGTTACAGTAGTGTCTATATCTCCTTTACCAAAGTGTGCGTCAGGTAAACTTATTTCCAAACATACTTCACCTGGTTTAGAAGATTTAGATTTTATAGGAGTAGATAATGCCCCAAGCATAGTCAAGTCTTTAAGAAATCCTTCTTTAAACTTGTCCCACTTTTCTAACCAATCTACTTCAAACTGTAAAGACTCTCGCCAAGAGCCATCATGTAACTGCCAAACTTTACCTTTTGTAAAAACTCCTTTGTAACCTTCAGGGGTTTCAACTTGTTGACCTTCAGTAGAATTATCCTCAAGTCTTCTTTTAATCCCTCTGGCACGATCAAAGGAAACACCAAAATGCTGAGCTACATCCCGTGTAGAAGCATGAGGGTTTTCCCTTATATACTGCCTTATTTGGTCGTTTTGTATCATTAAAGTTTTTTTTCAAATATAAAAAGAATTTCGTATATTATAGCCCGTTCTGTAAATTATTGTTTTTCAGGCTATTAAAATTTCTTTCTATTTGAAACTTTTGAGAAGAAGTCCATAATAGCTACTCTTACACTATCAATAGTGACTTTAAGAGTCTCTAAGTAACTAAGGTTCAGGACTATCTTCAGGATTGTCCACACGAGTAGGATAGATATAATTGTCTTCATCATAGCTTGAATACATTGACTTTTGGTTAAATCTTCCCCTGACTATCTGTACTAGATTCTCGGCTGTCAGGAACCCCAGTCCAAGAAGCACTATTACACTGAATATTACCAGTAGTTCTACCTGTATGGTTTGTGTAGTATACAGATGATCTACAAAAGCTGTTACTAAAAGAATGAAGGCTATAAAGACGGTAAGTTTCCTTGCAGAAGCCTTACCTCTATACTCAAAGGATTGTCTGAACCACTCCAAGATTATGAGAAATACAGAGTTGCTTCTGCCTGTCTCCTTGTTATCAGACCCTTGATTACTTTGCCCCCTGCTCTTACCCATCTCATAAATTGCTTTTCAATATCTGGATCATTAGGATTAGCATTAATTCTTTTGAGTAATGTAGAGTTCTTATAGTTTACAAGACCCACATTATACGCAAAGCTTACTAAAGCATCAAATTGATTCTGATTCACATGGTCCTTAGTCATAGCATCTACGCCACGTTCATAATGTACCATGTTTCTTCTTAAAAGTTCTTCGGCCCATTCTTCACTTATTGACCTGTCGGTAAGTTTTACTTTTACTCCATTTTCGTAATAAGTAGAACCATATCCTATAGTAGGCACTCCTGCGGGGCATAAGTATGGCTTAGCTCTGAATCCCTCAAAGCGCTTTACTAGATCCAGACCCTTTTGACTTATTTGCATAACATTTACATTTCTTTACTATCCATTTTTGAATAGTATTACCAGTAAGAGTGTCTATAGCTACTACAACTGTAAAGAAATAAGCAGAACCTTGTAAAAAGGTTACTACGCTTATAGCTTCAAAAAACTTGGCTATACCAAGTAACATAAGACTAAGAATTGTACCCTGGACACTTTGAGTGTCAATTGCTGTAGACATAGTGTGTTTAAGTGTTTTTAATGTTAGTTTCAAATTATATCTTTCTTGATTGCCGCAGGGTCTGTGCAACATCCGCAGAGGTCACACAACTCAAACACTTCTTGGATAATATCTTCAATATTTGTTTCTGTGATACAAGGTGTATCATTTAGTGTATATACTGTATCATAATATCTATTTAAGATTCTAAGTAATACTTGTACATATCTGACGTTATTAAAAGTTTTTATTCTATCAGGCTTTAAAAACATTTCTTCTTTCAAAGCCTTATAAGCCATGTCTGCAGCGCAGCATTGAGCCCGCATAATAACATCTAAGAAATTTTCTGCCGTTCTAGCCATTATTGATTGATAATTTTACTGATAACCTTGATGAAGTCTCCATCTCTCATAAGAATAAGCTCATCATAGATTAACTTATCTGTAGCAACAACTCTACTAGTAATAGTGTAACTAGCCGCTGCACTATCTTTTATAATACTATTAGCTGTAATACTTGCGGCTGGAGTAAGATTAAATTGAACAGTACAACCTGGACCTGCTACAAATCTTACAGGTAATAAGTTAGGCATATCTACAATTCTACTTACTTGATATGTAGCAGCTGTTTGGTGTGTACCTAATACTATAGTACTTGATATAGAATCAATATAATGAGGTAAAGTTAGTGTACCTCCATCTACTGATGAGTCGTATAACCTAACTGTACCTGTACTGGTAGCATAGTTTTTCCAAGCTGCATACAATCTATTAGTATTAGAAGCTTGCCCTGGAATGTTAGGAACAGGAATAGTAGGAGCCATAGAAATCCTAGCTACTGCATCAAAAGAGTTAGGCTCAATTACAGCAAAGTTGTTAGTAGTAACAAAGGTTTGCTTTACTTTTCCATAGTTGCTATACCATACAAAAGGAAACCTAACATTTCCTGACGGATCATTAGCATCATTATATGTACCTACTAGTCCAGGACCTGGGGCAGCAGTACCATCAATATCTAATACGTTGTTACTACTATGTAATAAAAGAGCTCCTAAATAAATTTGCCCTGTAATTGTAGCTACAAACGTATATTCATCTATTATATTAGTTACAGTACCTCTAGTTAAAAATCCTCCTGAAGATCCAGAAGTACTAAAAGTCTGATATTGTGCAATAGCTATGGCATCAGTTCTTACAAAATTAGAAGTAAAAGATCCTACAGATAAGGCTACAGTAGATCCTACAAATGCTTGATTGATAAGATGTGGAAGATGTGTAGTAATAGTAAGAGTATATGTAGTAGTTTTAAAAGTAATACCGCCTACAACACTATTTACAGCACTTCCTTCTGCATAAGTAATATTTCTAATAGGATTAGGATTACCTTGAAATAAGAAAGGCTTAAGGACATTATAAGGAGCAGCTTTAGGTAAAAGCCTTACATCTTTTAAATTGAAATTTTCAAAGTATGTAGAGCCTATTACAGTACTTTCATTTCCTCCACCAGCTCCAGTAATCTGTTTAGCCTCATCTACATTTGCAAGAGTTATAGCACCTAGTGCAGGACTTCTACCTTCAAATGTAACACTCCTAAACTGTACATTAGCTTGAAGAACTGTTTGAAATAGTCCTGGTGTGTAAGAAGCCGCAGTTAACTCTCCTGTAAATGTTTGATATTCCTGACCTAAAAATTTACAGTCTGCTACATTACTGCCAGTATTTAAGCTAACACCTGTTATAATAGTCTGATTCTCTATGCTGTTAAACCTAAAGAAACTTCCATTATAAAAAGAGTTATTAGTAAATTGTATAGGACTTACAGCAGATCTGTAGTTAGTAAATCCGTCTAAAGGATATTGTCCTTTTGAAGAAATAATAGAGTTACTGTAAAAAGCACCTTCTAATCCTATGTTAGGAGCTGCAATATTATTATTATTCTTAAAAGTAGCGCCTTCTATAATGTTATTATAAAATGCTGCTCCACTAGTATTTACTATTTTATTGTTTAAGAATAAAGAGTATTTAATATTATTATTAGAAAATCCTATAGTACCATTAGTCTTTCCAAACTCTTCTCCTGGGTCACTATAAAAACTATTAGCATCAAATACTCCTGTTATAGTAGGAGTATGAGCTGCATAATTTTCTAAGATTGAATTAGTAATAGTATTACCGCTAAAAATACATCCTGTACCTATCTGTTTATTTAACCCTCTTACAATAGTATTACTTAAGAGATTATTGGAAAAAGTAGCAAAAGATGTAGATATAGCAGGAGCGTAAAAATTAGCTGATACTGCACCAGTAGTAGTAGTTACTCCAGATGCTACAAAAGTTATACTTGTGTAAGGACTACCAGCAGAAGCAGCAGTAATAGTATAATATCCTACTGCTAAGTTACTACCTGCTGGAGCTGAAAGAATATGTACAATATCTCCTACAGCTGCATTAGCTACAGTACCTCCAAAATTTATAGTTACATTACTACCTGCTACAGTAATAGTAGTTGTACTATTACCATTTGCTGCCCAAGTTTTACTTCCTAAGTTATTTAATATACCTGAAGTAGGAATAGAAGTAAAAGTAGCGTTAGGTAATAAATTAAGAGTGCTGTTAATAAAATATAAATCTCCTATTACAGAGTTGTCTGTAATACTATTATTTAAAAAAGAGTTTATATTAGTATTAGCTACTATTGAATTTTCTATTACATTGTTCTGTATGTTAGTAGCAGGAAGTGTTAAATCATTTATATTAGTAATAGTAGCATTGTTAAAAGTATTACCGTGAATATCTGACTTAGAGTCTATGTAAATATTAAAAAACCTAGTACCTGTTTTTGTACTTTCATCAGATGCTCCTAAATCTAAATCTATTTTATTAGATCTAAAGTTAGCAATGTTGCAATAGTTTATAAGCTGGTCTTGAAAAGCAGGACTACGTTTAGAATCATTTGCAGGTCTTCTGTTACTATCATCCCAGAAGTTAATTGTGTTACTTACAATACCTGTTGTACCCCATCTAAAGACATTTTTCATAAACTCATTTCCATTAGTTCCTGTAGAACTAGGATTTAAGTTACGTACATAATTACCTTTAGAATCCCAACGAGCCCTTACTATACCATAAGGACTAGTACCACTTTCAAGCTCATAAATACAAAGCTGAGGATCTAAAACGTAATAATTATTATTTTGTCTAGGTACATAAGTACAAGTAGCTGGAGTATCTGCAGGCTCAGTATTTAAGACTCCACCTGCCGTAAATTGAAATACTTGATTGTAACTTACAATCCTAGTATCAACGGCATAACTTTTACCAGCTTGGAAAAAAGAAGTATTTATAGGGTTAGGTACTCTTGCTAAATAAATTGCGTGCGCTGCTAATTTATTAGGTGTAAGAGCTCTTACTACAATACCTGCATTATGAGCATAGTTTGTAAAGTTAGGTGTAGCAAAATCGTAATAGTTTGCTTCACACTCTGCTTTATATGCATTATTAGTTCCTGCACCTTCTCCATCACCTACATCCACAATCCAATAGCTTGAGCCTGGTTTTAATTGACCATTAGTAGCTAAAGTCTTTATTTGTGAATAGTATGTTTTGATAAAAGCAGCTGTAGTAATTTCTACAGTAGCTTGATTTAACGCATCATTTACAACAGTTACTCCAGATAATCCAGTACCTTGGAAGTTAACAGTGTTAAAAGGACCATTAGCTACTAGAACTTGTGCCTGCTCTAAGTTAATACCACTTACTGTAACTCCTCCAAAAGGTGCCCATAATCCTTGAAAGTTTACAGCTGTAGGACTACCATTGTTTACAATAGTAGGACTTGTAAGAATAGCAAAGTATGCAGAAGTAGATGTAGGCTGAGTAAGTTGAAAGCCGCTTTGAGCAGAGCTATTACCTTGACCTACGTTACTTACAGTAGTAGCATAAGCTACGTATACATAATATGAGCTACCTGCTGGACCAGGAATAAATGTATTTATGGATTGTACGGCTGAATCTCCACAGCAATTATTTGTACTCATTAGCAGTTAAGGCAGTTTTTAGTGTTACAAATCCATTGAGCTTTGGCAAGGTGTTTCTTAGCCATTTCTATTTTGCCGCATGCTGCAGCATATTCAGCAGCTTTAAGAAAAGCTTCTGCTTCAAGAGCATTACTTAATTTTTCATTCTTACAATCTGTACAATCAGACTGAGAAGCAAGATGAAACATTTTATCAATGCAGCATCTAATTTGACAAGTTAAAAGGAACTGTTGAGTAGTAGTAGCTGTATAAGTATTAGGAGCTATGGTACCATTAACAGTATATTGAACAGTATAAATACCATCTGAAAAAGCAGTAGTACCATTAGGGTTATTTTGAATAGCTCCATTACTACCTATTGAAAAATTTGCTTCTACATTACCTGTAACATCAGGCCACCCCGCTATAGTAGTAAAAGTATAGGGAGTATTAGCAGGAGTAGTTATAATTACCTGTAAGGAATCCAAGGAATTAGTTTCTGGGTTAGGAGCTCCCCAACCTCCTGGATTATTACTGACATTGTAAGCACCAGTAGTTTCAGTAAGAGTAATTATCTTACAATTACTAGATTGACATAAATGTACTCCTAAGACTAGATTAGTGTTTATTACAGGCATCAGTTAATTATTATACTTTATTTTGAGAAAAGGGGTGAGGAAATCCCCACCCCTCTTTCTCTTCAAACAATTACAGAAAATTAAAAAATCACTAAAAAATTACATTACTGAAAGGTTGGCAAATGCACCAGGTACAGTAGCCATCCAAGCATTTAAAACTACTTGAACACCGTTAGTAGCAGCAGCATTTTGTCCAGCACCGTCAAATCCAAAGAATTTAATAAGCTGTGGCATAGTAGGTACAGCAACTACAGTAGCTTGATCTTGACTGAAAAATTCAATAGTAATAGCATCATAAAGTGCAGCAGCTGTTGTGAAAGCATCTCCAAATGCAGTACTGACACTAGTAGAAGTAGAACCATCAGCCATAAAAATCTCATTAGCTAAAGGCAGGGGAACAGTCATACGGTTGAGTGCTCCTTCAAATCCTTTGCTAAATGATTCTTCTTCAAGTACCAGACGACCATCTCCATAACCATAAAGAGCTTCTTGAGTCTTAGTCAAAGGGGTAGCTCCATAACCACTCATCTGAAGAGTAAAAGCTACACGCTTAAACTTGAAGAAATCACGACGGAAAGGAAGTGATTTACCAGTAAAACGTACGCCATAAGAAGCTCCAGGAGTAGCAATATAACCATGTGCTGTAGCTGCTAATAAAGCATTAGTAGGACCAGCATAAGGTTGGTCTAAATAGAAAGAATTAGCAACAGGACCAGCACCAGCAATAGTGTAAACAGGATCTGTTACTTGATAAGTACTACCAGTAACACCAATACGAAGTAATGTACCTACAGTACTTACAGCAGGTGCTGCGCCATAAACAATTAAATTAGATCCATGTGTAACACCTAAAGTAGTACCTTGTGTAGTTACTGCGCCAGCAGCTGCATTATTTAACATGCAAGCAGTAATAGAAGAACCATCAGTAATATATTTTTTCATCTGGTTCTTAACAATAGCCTTAGCAAGATCAAGTTGAGTAGTAACCAAATTGTTAGGTACGTTTACTACATTCTTTTTCTTTTGTTCAGCCCACATCATATCATCCTGATTCTCAATTACAGTCAATTGAAAATCCAGACCTGAAGTAATGTCAAGACTACCAGCAGAACCATTGTAACCAATATGGTAAATCTGCTCTTGACCTTGAGCACCAGCTCTACCACGATAAGCAGTTACTCTATTACCAAAAATTTTAGAAGAAAATACTAACTCATTACCAACACGCTCTACAATTTGGATGAAAGGTGAGTTAGCATAAGTAGCTGTGTTAGTAGCAATAGCTCCAGTAGAAGTAAGAATAGCTACTTCTCCATCAGCAATGTAACCAGTCGTTCCAGGACTAGTAATTTGAAGACTTGCTGTACGAGAAAGGCTCTTTCCTACAAAAGTCTCTTGAATATTTTGAACACTTAATACGCTCATTTTATTTAATTTTTAAAAGGTTAATTAAAGGATAATATATTTAAAGATAAGAGTTCCGTTTAAAGCAACAGCTGCATCAATATTACGGAACACAATTGTAAAACTACCTGCAGCAGCAGTAGCACGCAAAATTACTGGAACACCAGTACTATTAGTTCCTCCAGCAATAGTTACTAAAACTGTACTATTTGCAGTGCAAGCAGAGTTAGTAACTGTGTAAGTTACAGAAGTAACTGCAGCAGTACTAAGAGAAGAAGTAGTAATAGTACCACTGATTGTATTAATTGTAGCAGCAGTTCCACTACCTGTTACTGCATTAGCAGCAGTATTAACATCTGAACGCTGATTAACCCACTCAATAATAGGATTAATATCAGACGCACGTCCCTGTTGATTATTACCAACAGGTCTTTTGCCTTGGGCTACACGCCCAGAATAAATTTTGATTTTATTTAAGAGTGGCATGGTTTAAATTGTTTTAATTATAGGATCAAGTTGTTCTAATTGAAGCCTTGGATCACCTACTGTTTTAAGAGCTAGTTGTACTGCTATTTCTACAACTTTAGTAGCAGCTTTAGACTCTAGTTCACAATCTACATTAGCAACTTGAACAGAGTATTGCGTACCGTAAGTAATCTTAGCAGGCTCTCTTAGATAATCTAAGTAATATGTGTTTATAACACTGCCTGGAAAACTGATTAATTCAAATCTGTTACTATCCGAGACAAGTCTTATAATTTCTTCTTTCCAAGGCTTCTTGAAAGGGTTATTAACTACTTTATTATATTCATCCCTAGTCATTGGAATAACTGGAACTCTTGCTGTAACACTTGCCCCACAATCTGTGTAAGTTATACTTGCTTCTTCAAGCAAAGCTAATCTGTACAGCTGATTTGGACTAACATTAGGAATAGTTACATATCTCCCATTCGGCTTGTTAGTAGCAACAACTGGTAAAGGAGCGACTGAATATGCTGTAGTTATGTTCTTCAGATAATCCAGCCACTCCTGTGATTTTTCCAGTCCCTGTTCAGTAAGTATTTTAATAAACTGATATTGTGCGTTGTTTAGATAAAGATCAACCTCCTCTGGTGTGACTTCAGGAGCAGAGAAATTACTCTGCTTGTCATACCAATGCAGGAACTGTTGATGCATATCTGCAACGGGCATTATCATTTCGTAGCATTAAGTTTAGCGATTAAACCAATCTTTGTTTCTTGAAAATCATCAGCACGAAGGTTTGTAATGACTTGCATTTTGCTAATGCCAATCTCTATACCTCCTGTGATAAAGAATTTTCCACCTTTACGAGAAATAATGTTTTTGCTCAAAAGGTCTTCAAGAAGAACATAATCTTTAAAGTAAGGATTATCAAACGTGTCTAGGAATTCTTGAGGATCATTTTCTACGATATTACCTAAAGTCTGCTCAATAAGATCAGGTTTAGTAATAGCGTCTACCTTAGAAGCACCCTCATTAAATACTTTAAGATAGTTAATCTTATCCTGCAAGCTCATTCCGCTGAACTTGACATAAGCCTTAGTCTTAGTATTGATCTTTTCAGAATCAAACTTAGCTTCTTGCTCAACCGAAGAAAGAAGAACATCAGCTATAGAGTTTACAGCTAAATCTTCTTTGCCCTTAGCTACACGCTTAGAGGCTGAGAGAATCTTAAACCAAAGTTTATGCTTTACGTTATTGTCACAATCAAGTGTCAAACCATCCTTGGGAATCTTGATAGCATTCTTTTTGTCTGCCCAAAACTTAAGGTTGTAAGGTGACAAGGCACCAGCTTGAAGAAACATCTCTTTTTCAAAAGCTTCACGTTCTTCTTCACTTAGCCCTGTAATTACAACATCAGGATTTGAAGCACTTCTCGCAGCTACAATCCAGATTTGAGCACCACTAAAAATAGTGTTACCATCATGGTTAGGGTTAATGGTGTGAAGCCAAGACTTTCTGCAAGGCTTCACTGACCATTTACCGTTTATATTAGCGAGAGGATTTGACACTTTGACTTGTTCTTTTACTTTACTTTCAACTGCACTTTTCTCCATCACTTTAAAGTTTATAGTTTATAACGAACTACTAGAACGTATTAATAAGTTACATCCATGATAAGTTCAGCAGCACTCAAGGGGTTTTTCAACATAATACCTTGAGTAGTCTGGCAGTACATTTCATAGCCATCTACAGGAGATGCGCCCATACCACCATTCTGCGGACCAAAAGGAGTAGTAGAACCAGGTACATACCACTTCACTTCAGCACGACCTTTAGGAGCAACTTTCTGAATGTTAGGCTCACCATTAGTAGTACCAATATTGAAGATAGTCATACGATAGTTTTCAGTGTATCCACCATCTGGTGCTTCCATACGGTGCAATACTGGATCATCATACTGAGGCATGTGGGCTACAGTAATCTTGATACCCTGTGGTCCCATGAATTGCTTGTACTGGCCTCCAAGTCCTTTGTTCTGACCTGAGCCTTTGATACGTTCAGTATCACCAAGAGGAATAAGGATACCAATCTTATCTTCTACAAGCTTATGGAACATAATCATTCCTCTTTCACCTGTAAGAATCAAGAACTCACGCTCATCTTCAGGTAAAATGTTGATAGACAAGTTGGTCATAACTTCCAACAGGTAATCCAAGGTCAAGGTGTTGTAGTAGAACTTATAGGTCGGAGAGATTTGCTCACGCAGACCAGCACCTTGCTTAATGGGGAAACCATTAGGAGCCTTCTGAGTAAAGGTACCATCAGTATTCTGGTTTAAAGTAGAATACATAAGTTGGTTAGCCTTCTCTTTCTGCCACTGGAAGTTGAATTCCATCTCTTGCCATTTGGTCCATACAGTCACAGACTTACCTTCAGAACCAGTCATCTTGATAAGTAAAGGACGATCCTGCATGTTACCAGGTACTACATACTTCTTTGACAAGGTAGAGAACTGGTTACGCATCTCAAACATTGAGCTGAACTGAGTCTCACCATACTGATCATTCAGAGTGTTAGTTACTGAATTGTACAGCTTAGCTACTTTACGACCAGCTTTCAAAAGTTCAAGAGGAATAAAATAAGCAGAGTCTGAACGCATGTGACGTACGGTGTAAACCCAGTTAGTTCCGTCAGGACGACCATCATCCTCAATACGTACACCATGATCTACATCATCGAAAGACACATAATCAGAAGCTACGAAAAATTTCTCAGTAAGAGTAATTTCAAACGTAGTTTTGTTAATGCCAGGAGTTGCAGTAGCAGAGTAAGTTACTGCGATAGGAATAGCACGACGGCTATCACCTTTAAGCATCCACTTGTACTCTCCATCATGGTCAAAGAGTTTAGTGGGGTACTTAGAAAGGAAAGAATCCAGACCGATGTAACCCATACGGTTGAATACCTCCGTTACAATGTCAGAAGCCAGCTGTACGTCATTTTGGTAAATAGCGTATAGGTGGTTCTCAGTGGTAAGTCCTGCCCACGATTTGGCATAACTTACCTGCAAAGAATTAAGTTTTTGTGTTGCGCTCATTTTAAAATTAGAATTAGATTAGAATTTATACTGTTTTTTAGACTGATCTATAGCTTTACGCACGACGCTAATATCAATCTTCTTATTTTTATTACTTTCATCAGGGTAACTGTTAACTACAGTTTTAGTCTTTTGAGCAGCTTTTGTGTAAGCCTTTCTTTCAACTGCATCTAGTTTACCCTCTAATTGAAGCACGAATTGAGCTACTGCCAATTGCATATCTTTAGTAGACATCTTACGCTCAAGTTCAGTCTTACCTTCCCTGTCTCTTCTAGTAATTGCAGAAAACAGTCTTTCTTTATCAGTCTTCTGTAATTGGATACCAGGGATGAAACTTTCAGCTGACTCTATGTCTTTCTTAAGCTGATCCATCTGCTGCTCATATTGTCTTTGAGCAAGCATCTGTTGCTGTTGTGCCTCAGCAGCAAGTTGTTGTTGGTAAGAACTCTCATACTTTTTAAGCTTCTTAAGTGCAACTTTAGCTTCTTTTTCAAGTAGCAAGCCATCCTTATAAGACTCAAGCTTTTCTTTAATCTCGTCTTGGTCGTGGTCTTGTAAAGCCAACCATTGGCCTACAAGTTCCTCTTGCAAAGTCTCATCTTCTTTAAGCTCATCATCTGTGAGATTAGCGTAAGACTCTTCACGAGCTTTTGAGTTAATAAGTTCTGACAAAGGAATACCTTTCATGTATCCATCTGCCAAGTACTTAATCTCATCAGGTAAAGTTTCAAGTGCTTCTTTTTTTACCTTTTCAAAGAACTTCTCTTTAAAATACTCTTCAGAAGATTGAAAGTCTTTCTCATCATAGTCAAAGATGCCCAAATCATGGGCCCACTTTGCAATCTCTTTGAGAGAGTCTTGGTCTTCTTCAGTATTTTCAGAACTACTAAAAGATTCAGATTCCTCTTCCTCTTCTTGTGCTTGCCCAGTATTGAATTGATCAATACCTTCTACTTCTTCTAAGGCAGCTTCTTCAAGCTCCTCTTTTTGCTCTGACTCTACTTTAGTTTCAAAGTGAGTCAAATCTTCCACTTCAGGAATGGTGATCTTGTCAAGTACTGACAAATCAAGTTTGGTTTCCTCTATTTTCATGTTTATGTCTTATCTTCTTTACAACTACACGTATAAACAAGATACAAAGTTAATTTAAGTCAAATCTATTAAACAATAGATAGACTAAAATTTTGTATCTCTCCTATAGCATTTTTATTTCCTACCCTGTCTACTATACTTCTTTCGATAGTTTTTAGAGCTTTTTAGAGTGCTATTTTTCTTTTTACTATGTACTCCAGGACGTCTAACTTTAGCTCTTTTTTGGTATTTAGACGAGCCGCTTTTAATCTGTTTAGCCATAATTATTTACTGACAAAGCATTACACCTGTATATACTCTAACAGGCGTACTATAATAATAATAAAGTACTCTATTTAT